ACCATGAGCATTAACTTTTGCTCTGTATTTATCAATGTATCCTTTAATTTTATAAAGCTCTTGTTGTGCCGCTTCAATACCATTCAAGTTAACCTGAATATTAGCATTGAGTTCGTTAAATGAAGAGGTTTGAAGATTAATAATTGCATTGGAAAGTTTATCGTATTCTGTATTAAGGTGACCTAACTTCTTTAAGTAACCCATGTCATTTTGACCTGCACCGTATAAGTCAGCCTCAACCTTATCTTTATCAAGTATACCCTTAACTATATAATAGTCAAAGTTAATGATAAAACTATCTTTTGAAGGGTTATCTTCTGCTGTCTTAATAGAACACAAACCAGTTTTTGAAAGTGAGCTATCAACATCTTCAACATAAAGCTTAGTAATGATTTGGTCACTGTTAAGTGTTCTGCTTATGTTTGACAAGTTCTGTTGGTATCTGAAACCGAGTTTATTCTCTATTCCTTTTTCAGTAATGTAGAATAACTTCTTATCAGTTGCCTTACCATTTTCCTTATGGTCAATCCAATACATCGGATACATCTCAAAAGTCTTACCAAGTTCTTGTGTAAGATTGAAACGATTTGACTTCTCTCCATTAAGAGTTCTTATCTTACGACAGTGTTTCTCAGTCTGGAAGAGATATGGACAATAGCCATACTTTTGGTAAAGACAGATGTGCTCACCCTCGTATGAACAGTCGCCCTCGTCACTGGCAGCACCAGAATTGTAGTGAGGACATTTGTTAAGGTCAATGTATTTTGTAGCTATCTCTAAATCGTCATCAGTGAATTGAGCTGCACTAAATGGAAGTTCGTTATGAGCAAAGTTTCCGCTTTGGAATGCAATAATGTCGCCGTGGTCATCGAGAAGTTCCTTCTGAGCAAATGTATCAGCAATTGCGGCAGAAGAACTGCGCTGTCCATTTTCATAACTTGATTGATAAGCAGCGACTTGCTGAATGAAGTAATGTCTATATTCAAATGTATCACCAGGCATTACATCTTCTTCAAAGATAACCTGTGAATGAACTTCATTAGAAGTCATTTTATTGCTAACTCTTACTCCAATGCCATCATTCTTAAGAACTGAGTCAAATAAATCTCTACCACTATAACGATATGCAGGAGTTATTTCATCAGTAGCATCAAACTGGTCAATACCCTTTGTATAAGCTTCAAAAAGTTCACAATCAAAGATATAATATTCCTTAGCATTTAATGCCTGAGTAATAGCGAAGTAAGGGTTCTTTATATTCTCAGTTGGCTTTATGAAAATATAGCCCTCTGTATAGCAGATGTTTATTTCTTCATCTTGTAAGCCAATTTCATCTTTTCCGTTAATTGTTATGTATTGTGATTTGTTAAGTGCGGGTACAATATCAGTAACAGGAATAGTAATGACATCATCTATTTCATAATCTCCTTGTGTTAAAACTCTACCTTCACCAATTCTAATATAGAAGTCATTAAGACTTGGAAGCTCTGCAAGTTCATCATTTACATTGCAAGATAAACCAATCTTCAATCCGAGACAGTAAATCTTATCGCAAGTTATTTCTTTTTCTTGTCCAGTTATACCAAAGTTAATTATTGTGTTGTATGGATTGAATGGGCCACCGTCGGGCGGCATATTGTTATCAACTGCATTGCAACATGGGAATACTCGAAGTATAGTATCAAGTGGAGCAGTCATGTAGTCTTTCTTTTGTTCAGACTCCCAACTCTCAACTCTAAACTGGAGGTTATTGTAGAATGAAGCATCAGCTCCATTATATACCATTTGTGCCTCCCAACCAGTTGCAGACTTGAACTTATTACCGTTCTGAATAAGATTTCTTGCGAGCTGCGGCACAACCTGACGTGTCTCTATTTTTGAGCAAACACGATAGTTAATGTCGTCTTCTGTATCTTTCCAAAGACCATCTGGATTTACATAAAGTCCTTCATAATCCTTGTAATCGTTGTTGTAAACTGTTACATACTGATTTATTTCATCAGTAATATTAACTTCTGTTCTGTCGCTAATTGAAATCTTTTTACCATAGACAACATCCTCATTACCAATCTTATCAAGATAGCCCTCATAGAACGCAGCTTTATTACCAAGTGCCGCCTCCTCATATGTAAGAGAACCTACATGATGTCGGAAATCCTTTCCGCCATCTTTATTGGCAGGATATTGCTGATAGTAGTAATTAGAATTAACATTCTTATTCCATTCTTCAACAGTCATTACATATGTGTAATCTTTATTAACTATAAGACCAGCTTCGTCAACTTCAATCTTCGCTCCTTTTGGAATTGCGATAAACTGAATTAAAGCTGTCGGGTCTACAGATAAAGGTGCTACCGCATATGATTTATCATCATAGTATTGAACCTCTTCCGTTGCCGCTATTACTGTGCCGCCCTCTGATGTGGTCTTGTAGCAAAATTGAAGCTGTGAATATGGAACATAAATGTATCCGTCATTTGGTATATTGTCTATGCTTTCACTAAGCAATGGCATAGAACCATCTTGTGCATCCCAGAAGTATCCTCCCTTTCCATTACGTGCTGCTGCAAGGTCATCACCAAGTTCAAGAGGTCTTTTCTTATGGTTAAAAGCATTGATAATCTGTTCACCATTTCTTGGAGAGTCAATTACATAGTTTAGTTTATGTCCAACTAAATTTAGGAATAAGTCTTTACCTACTGGAATCTTAAAGAGTTTTTCTTCTAAGTATTCTGTAAAGTCACCCCAGTTATGTTCTGGCGCATACTCCCAAATACTATCTTCAAGGATTTCAACAGTAAATGTTCCAACTTCTTCAACATTGTTATAAAGTTCTGTATCAAAGATAATACCATAGCCATTTCTTGAAAGTTCATCAATGAAAGCATCTTTACAAGTATAAGTTTTCATGTAAGAGTTTAAATGTTTTGCTTCTGATACATTTTTGATATAAAATTCATACCAATTTCCTTTATAATGAAGCTTGATTTTTCTTTCATTGAATAAACTGTCGATGAACTCATTTTCCACAAATTCTCCTGATAAACTATCAAAATATTTATCGGGCATTTGGAAAGTAAGAGTATGAGTTCCGTTAAGCTTAGTTTCGAGTTTTATACCAGTGGCGCGCCCAAGATAGGACATATCATGGGCGCCGATTATATATTCTTTCTTTTCTATTTTTTGACCGTTATCCCCAAGTGTCTCAGACCAGACACTCAATTCGTATTTTCTTTTACGAATCACCTTTATCACCTCTTAATAGAATAATGGTACATATTTAATAGTAATCTGATTAAGTAAGTCCATATATCCCCAGTATAATGGAGGGAAGTTTGCCCACATATAGTTGCTTGCCTCCCACCACCAATCTTCGATAGTAGAAGTAATTTTTCCCTCACTATTAGTATGTAGAATATTCCAGTAAGAAGCTAAAAGTTTTAAGAACCCGTATTCCGCATCTTCATTCTTCTTACGAATAAGTGAATAGTGGAGGTTATGGTTTTTAATTGCAGGATTTAGAGTATTGGCTTCTTGATTGAAGTCTCCATAGGTATCTTCATCTTCGCCATACCAACGTCTGAATTGACCATAGGTTTCTAATTCCTCATTTGTTAAATTAGCCCATACTGGATAATGTCCGTTGTTGAGTCTATCTAAAATAGACTGAGGGCAATTAGCAGCTAAGTAATCTCTCATTGCCATATAATAGATAGTGTAAAACTCTTCTCTCTTATCGTGGTCAGTCTCTCCCCATTTGAAAGGCTTAGCGTCCTCCCAAAGTTTACCGCCCCATCTGTTCTCATCAACTACAGGGTCAATTGAGATTAGTGACCATCCAGGCGGTATCTTAAACCATTGTCCTTCTTCTATTGCCTCATTGTAGATATTCTTAGAAGGTTTGAAGTCATAGAAGTTGTTTTTCTTCTCTATGTTATCCTGTAACCAAGGTTTATTATTTTTCCACTCTGGCTCATTTATATTATACAACATTCTTTTCTCAGAGTCAAGGAATAGACTTTTAACGTCTTTATCTTCGTCTGCGAAAAGTTCTTCGCTGTTAATTTCGAGGTAATCCTCAGTGATATAAATTGGAAGTCTTGAAAGGTTAAAATCTACGTTTCCATATTCTCTACCGAACTCCTCTTCCCATTCTTTATTTACCTTAATATATTCAGGAGGACAACCAAAATAAGTTTCTGTAAGGTCTGCTACAAATTGCTTACGTGCCGCCTCATCATTAGGATATTCATATTCTCCATACTTAGCAAGAATTGCATCTTTTAATGTCTGCCAATATACTTCATATCTTTCAGCATCATTGATACAATTGTCATACATTTCTTGGTAGCGATTAGCCATATCAATACCAACTCTCCATTCCTGCTCAGAAATGAGTCCAAGTTGGAATGATTGCCAATAGAAGAGTTTAATGTATTCTGCAAGCTTTTCTTTTGGAATGGGTTCTACTATATAACAGTGCTTAGGATGTGCATTTTTAAGATTACGATAAGCTACACCGCCCTTTCCGTCTGGTTCAAGGATTTTAAAATATCTGTTGCCGTATTTAAAGTTTCTATCCTCTGTCTTGTCCACAGTTTCCATACCAGTATAATCAACTGCTTCTTCAAGACTGAGACGCTGAACATTGTAACGACTAATTCTAAAATCATATGCACCGTCATTGCCACGGAAGTGCTTACGGAGATTATCAAGCTTAATCTCAAAGTCAATTGCAATATCGCCAGGGTTATATACAAGTATGCGAGAACCAATTAAGCCTTGTTCATTATTTAAGCCAGTTTCCATATTAATGAAATTAACTTTATTGTACTGTGGTAAGAAAATAAGCTCTCTATCATAGTCCAATGTAGGACTAACCAAAAGCTTTGCTGTATCTTGCCACTCAGGAATATTCTTCCAGTATCCACGAACATCAATAAGGAGTTTTGCTCCATTAGGAGATTCTGATGTCATGCAATCTTGCGGCATAATAGGAGACTCGTTTGAAGGAGGTTCTTTAAAGTAAAGCTCTCCCCACTGTGTTTGTTCTATTGTTGGGTAGCCACCCTTCCAAGGAGTATTCATATTTGGACGTACATTGTAGTGGTCCTTAATGAGGCCCGGAAGTATTTTAGGTCTGCGCTTTTCATAAGGGTTTTCATTTATACTATTGAAGATAATGTCCTCTGGTAACATACACTTATAATAGTCTGCCGCCCTTACAACATATTTATTAAACCCAAAAGCATAAGGGAAGTAACAAATGAATTGAAGTGTTCCCTCACCTTTATAAACTCTTTTACCATTAGCGTCAGTAAAACAAACGTGTCTAAAGTCAGGTTTGCTCTTTATCTTAGCTTTGAATGTCTTAAAAGGCATTTCATCAAAAACTAAATCTTGAAGCTTATCAGTAGCAAAGAGTTGGGAGATTTGTCTAAAGTTATCCTCTGACACATTATTGAAAGCCACATTGACTGTAAACTCTCTTGTGTTAAAGGTTTGTCCGAAATAATACTTACCGTCTCCGCCTGGAATGTTTGAAGAATAATCACTTGGAGAAGGTAAAACATTTTTATCATAACGATTATTTTGACTTACTACAACTAAGTTAAGGTCTGAAGAATGGACGTTGCCAAATCTAAATCCCTCGAAGTCAACTAATTTCGCCATTATCTCACCTCATCAAATAGGCTATATGGGGATAATTGCTTATCCCCATAACCTTTAGTCATTTAAGATTACTGTTCCGCCGTCCTGCTGAACTGCCTCAACGAACTTTTGTTTAAGAAGTTCAGTAAGCTTAACTTCGTCAATAGGTTCTCCATTATTATCAACATCAATATTGAATTGGAATATTGTACCATTGCGCTTATTCTGCTCGATATTATCACGTTCTGTCTGTCTAAGATTTCTTTCTTGCATGCTTTCCTGAAGAAGTCCCTGCCAACGGTCATTTGGTGTATATGAAGCGTCTGGATTTCTACGTAAGAACTCTTGCATTTCTGGTATTTGAAGTGTACCATCATGATTTGCGTCATATGTATTCTTAGTCCAGCCCATCTTTGAAACGCCATGAGCACTGAGATATTTCTGCATCCATTCTTGTCTCTGTTGAGTATCTGTTTTTGTTTTTAATTGGTTACCTGTCATATCATTAGCGCTTACTTGTAAGTTATATGCATTGGTCTTTCGTTCAGGCTGTGAACTCTCATAGATTTGTTTCAATCTATTAATGTCATCTGTATGGTCTGCTGTACTGTTCTTATTTGCTTTTTCTTGTGCATCTTGTACTGCCTTTTGCGCTGCGATAATTGAATCAGAAGCTTTCTGAATTGTTTGATTAAGCAATCTCTCAGCTTCAGTTTCAATTGGAGTAGAATATGTATCAAGTGCTCTATTTATACTGTCATTTGTCGGAAGAATTGAGTCGATTAAATCTGAAGATAGGATAGCTTGTGCCGCGTCAGCATTTCGATAATTCTGTTGCCACTGATTAATTGCCTGTTCAAGTTTATTGTCTGACATTGACTCAATATCAGCATTGTTATTAAACATCCAACCAATCATATCATCGACATTCTGCCATGAGGAGATTATGCCGACTGCTTCCTTCATTATCTCAGCGTCTGACTTGAGGTCTTCAAGCAATGCAATCTTTTCTTCATTAGCTTCCTTCTGTTCATCATAATTTTCCTTCATAAGTTCAAGCATATCATCAATTGTTTCATCTAACAAGTTCTGTCTATCTTCTTCAATTTCCTTATTAAGTTCTGCGACTTCCTTTTGATTTGCTCCAGAAGTATCTCTCATCATCAATGATAATTTCTTTTCCTTAGTAGCAAGTTCATTTTCAGCGTTCTCTCTATCTCTTAAATCTCTTTCCTTATTAATAGCTTCTTCAAGTGCCTTTAAGTATTCATCATTGAGTTCTGCGAGTGCGTCATACTTTTCCTTTGCGGCATCTATTTCTTGTTGATATTTGTCCTTAAGAACCTTAATAACTTCGTCTTCCAAAGAAATCATATTTGAAAGCGCTTTATCACGCATATCCTCGATTTCCTTAGTTAACTTCTCTTCCTCTTCAACATTCTTGTCCATCTCGTCCATCCACTTATTAATTTGTGTAATGGAGTCTTCAACGTAATCACTAATATTGTCAGGAAGCATTGCTTCATTAAGAGCGTTATAATCTATCATCCAACGACCAGTTAAATCATCAATGTGGAAGAAGTCTTCAACATTTGTTGAAATCATACGGTTGGGGTCAAGGTCATTTAATTTCTCTAATTCAGAAGTCAATCCATCTATTAAGCTTTCTGCATAACTGTCAATTGCGTCACCAAGAATAATATTCTGTGCCGCTCTTGCACTTGCTGCCGCCTGAGCGTTCTTAGTATACTGGTCAAGCAATTCTGTTGGGTCTTCACCCTCTCGCAATGACTCAAGTGCTGATTTAGCTTTATTAGCTTCACTTGTAAGTTTACTAAGTGCAGTAGTGTAGTTATAGAACATATCAGTCTTGTTCTTGTGGTATTCGTCGCCATAGAGAGCCTCATTTAAAGCCTTAATCTTCTTTTCAAGGTCTTCCATAGCCTTTTCAGTTTCTTCAATTTCTTTCTTATACTTTTCAAGTGCTTCGTCATACTTATTGAAGAAATCTTTCATTTGAGCTTCGCTTAAGTTATCTATATCCTTAAGGTCTTGCTCTAATAGCTCTACTGCCGCTGCGACTTCGGTACGCTGTGTGCCAATTGACTCTTTAAGAGCCAGAAGCTTCTCTTTGTAAGCTTCTTTATCAGCACCACTTGCTGTGAAATCTAATGAAGCAGTAAAGTCATATTTATCTGAGTCAAGCTCTTCACCATTATACTCCTTTACTAAAGAAACAATCTTTTCCCAGTTTTTAAGTATTGGCTCTAAGCTGTTATTGATGTCTGCATTAAGTGTTAATGTATCTGCTCCAGCATCGAAGGCTTCGATTTGAGCATCAATTAAAGCTTCTTGATTTGCGAGTTCGGCATCTTCTAATTTAAGCTCATCAATCTTCTGCTGTATCTTTTGTTTCTGTAATCCGACCTCTTCTGCATAAAGCATCTTAAGAGCTTCTTCATCAGCAATTATTGTACCATTCTCGTCGATTGATACATAATCACTAATTGATTTGCCCATGTCTTCCATGTCTTTCTTTAACTTCATGTAGTTATCAAGACTAACCTCTCCCTTAGCAACCTGTTCTGCCATAACTGAAACAAAGTCACCAGTTGCTTTATACATAGCATCAGAAGTTTCCTTCATCTTTTCAAGCCATGCTGAAGCCTCTGCAAGTGTATCAACAACCAGGTCAAGTCTTCCGCCCTCTTCGGCGGCACTAAGTAATGCTTCGATAAGAGTTGAACCACATTCGTAGCCAGCCTCTCTCATGGCTTCAACCTGTTCCTTTACCCACTTTTCTCTGTTTGTAGTAGAATCAATTTTACTAAAGTCAATTTGGAAATATGCAGCCCAATCGTCTGGGTCAATCTTAGCATCTCTAAGTATATTTTCAACATTGTCGAAATATACCTTAGCCATATCGGCATTATCTATTTCATCATAAGCCTTTTGTAAAGCTTTCTGTAATGTCTGTGCCTGCGCCGCACTCCAATCCTTATACTCACTTGGCTTAAGATTTAAGAATTTAGTTATACCCTCTTCGCCTTCAAAAGCTGCTTTAAAAGCATCTTTATATACTTGAGCAAGCTGTTCAGCTACTTTTCTTTCTTCTGTACCATCGAAAAGATTTATGAAATCTTCTAACTGAGACTGTGAATAAGTTCCACCATTTGCTTGGAAGTCGTCAATCTTTTCTCTCTCATATGTATCAAGACCATCAACAACTTCTTTTGCATTTTCGAGGATTTTATCTGCATCTTTAAGATTAAGACCTTCAAGATAATACTGATAGATTTGCTCTTGTCCAGTTTTATCTTTTCTTAAACTTTCATAATCTCCGAGATTCTTACCTGCGGCTTCCATTCCGCGAAGTATTGCATCCTTAACTTCCTCGTCGTTTATATCGCTCCATGCGGCGAAATTATCTCCAGTAAATGCCTTATCAGAAGAATCTAAATTACGTTCCTCAACGCCACCGAATAAACGATTTGCCAAATAACCACGTTTATATTCATTAACATCTCTTTCGCCTTTTTCATACATACTTTCAGCTTTTGAGATGAATGAAGCAACGGCTTCACTTACATCGTAATTATCCTTAACAGCAAGTGCTGTTGCAGCCTGAGTTTGTTTCTTTGCAAGTTCTTCTGCTGATTCATGCTCTTTTTCTGCATTTGCTATTTTAGTTTTATAGTATTCTTCTAATTTTTCAGTAACTAAATTGTCGTTCTTTGCCAGGTCTTGCATAAGTTTTTCAGCACTTAGACTATCTGTAACACCGAGAGCTTCAAGAATATCTTCAACCTTAAAATATGCGCCCTGTTCATTAGCAGTCTTTACCCATGATGTCGCCATATTTTTAATGTCGTCATATGTAGTATATCCTGCTTCTCTCCAAGCATTAGCAACCTCTCCAAATCCAGAAAGATTACTTAAACCTTTGATAGCATCTAAATTATTAGAAAGACCGCCCATCTCTGTGCTATTACGCTTCTGTGTTGTTTTTTCAATACCAACTTTTTCACCGAGATAAGACTTACCAGCTATAATCGCAGACTCTTTTTGTTTCTGTAATATTGCATCCCATAAATCTCTTTGAACAGTTAACTGACCAGTTATCTCATCATAAGATGTAACTATCTCAGGAAACTCTTCTCTAACTTGGTCTACGACTTCTTTATATTTTTCCTGTTCTTCTGTTGTCTTAACAAGCTTACTACTTAATTCATCGTAATCCTTCATAAGCTTTTCAAGACTATCAGCAGACTCCTTTTTACTTTGATAATCTTTCTTAGCTTCTTCAGCTCTTTCCTGCATCTCTTTAATAGATGCATCCATTTCGCTTAATTGAGTTTCAAGAGTTTTCTTCTCTCTTGTCGCAATTCCGATAAGAGCCATAATACCAGTTGTTGCTGCTGTAATTAATAATGTAATACCAGCTGTAGCTGCAGCCATAGCAGCTGCGCTCCATTCTGCGGTTGCAGTCGCGCCAGCTTTAATAGCAGTAAATAAAGCAGTAAAGGCTTTTAATACTTGTGGTATCATTATGGCTAAGCCGGACATCCATGCACTTTGTGCCGCCTTAAATGGGTCTTTTGTTATAAGCATAGTAGATATTGCTGCGGTAATTGTTGTACCTAAAGCACTACCAACTGCTTGTGCTCTCTGTTGTGCGGCTTCATCTCTCTGCAAATTAACTTTTGCTTCGACATAGCCGTTTAATAACTTCTGTTCTTGAGGAGTTAATGATGAATAGTCCATGCTACCAATTTTGATAACATTGCCATTGCCGTCTTTAACTACATCCTTCATGCTCCAGCCAGACTCATCAAGCTTTTTAACATGGTCTGCACCAAGAGAAGTTGTTGCTAACTTTCTTTTTGCTTCTTCAAGCTGTTGCTCAAAATAAGCTGTATCTATTTTAACTTTTATTCCAAAACTATTCTTATCAGTCTTTGCGAACAAATCGCTAATACTCTTTCTCAAAGCAGGGATTTCCTGTTTCAAACCTGTCATAGTCTTAGAGAATATTGACTTAAGGACAAGTGCCGCAGAAGTAAATGTTGCAATTAACTTAGCTGGCTTCTTGCTTAAATCATTTATAACATTTACAAAGTCAGTTGCTTTATCAACTATACCCTTAAAGAAATCTGCCTTTGTAAAGTCAATTCTTAATTTCTCCCAAGCTGTCTTAAGAGACTGAATTTTGAACTGAAGACTTTCTGCGTTCTTAGCGAACTGCTCGTTAGCACGACCTTCAGAATCTGCTGTAATATCAATCAATTCAGCAACACGGTCGTAGTTCTCCATCATAGCGATGAAACGTGACTGCTGACGTGAACCAGCGGCAATAGTAGCAATATAACGCTGACTATTTCTATCAAGAGTGTCCCACTTAGAACTCAATTCAAGGAATACATCATCAAGGTTTCTGAATTGTCCAGTAGCATCCTTAATAGATACACCAACAGATTTCAAAGCCTTATCAACCTTGTTATAATCAAGGTCTTCAAATTCTGACTCTGTTGTACCTACAACATTATTTTTTAATTCTGTGAAACGTGCGATAATTGTCTTCATCGCAGTACCGATATTCTCAGGAGCTTCCTGAGTTGTTTCAATCATCTGAGTAAGGAAGGCAGCAGTTGTTTCAAATGCCATACCTGCGTTATTAGCGATTGAAGCAGTCTTACTCATAGCGTAAGCAATACCGTTAACATCTGCAGCAGCGTGCGCAGCAAGTTCTGAGTAAACGTCTGTTACGTGCGCGCCCTGGTCCATTTCCATATGGAAACCACGAAGAGCGGCTGTCATCTGAGATGTAGCTTTTTCGAAGTCAAGACCTGCAAGTGTTGCAAGTTTCATGGTTTCTGTTGTAAGCTCCATAACCTCAGCGTCTTTCAAACCCTGTTGATAGAACAAAGCAGATGCTTTAATAGCAGACTCTGTTGACTGACCAAGGCTTTGTGCTAAGTCAGCATACTCGCGGTATCTTTCCCACAAACCGCTAACTGTTTTTTCAGTTACCATAGCGATTGAAGCGAAAGCCTTATCTATATTCTTCGCATCTTCAAGAGTGCTCTGAAGAACTCTCTTTACTTGATAAAAAGCATTACCAAGTGAGAAAATATATGTAATTCTGTTTCTTAAATTGTCGAAAGACTGGTTCATCTTTTCGTTAGCATCTACAGCTGCCGCTGTAGCAGATGTACTTGTCTTCCATGCTTCTGTTTCTTTATTAATGTTACTATTTAATGTACTAATTGAAGAACTAAGATTTGCATTATTTGTACGAAGTGCGGCCTCTGCATTAGCCTGGTTCTGCTCAGCTGTTGTTGCCGCATGAACAGCATTTGTAGTCTGATTGTACTGCCCCTGCATCTGTTGCATTGTAGCAAGCATATGAGTACGTTCTGACTGTAACTGAGACAATATAGCCTGCTGATTTTGAAGTTCTTTATTAGCTCTTGCTAAATCAGCACTATTTACCTGTCCGCCATAGAAAGCATGAGCATTATTCTTAATAGTCTGCTCTGGTGCTGTACTCTTTGCAGTAACGCCAATCATCTTAAGCATATCATTAAATTCTTTAGCCGCCTGAGTAGCGTCATTACTTGTTCTAATAATAGCTTCATATTGATTGTTTATATAGCTAAGCTGAGTTGAGTTAATATTAAATCCAGTACTGTCATCCTTAAACTGATTTGCTCTGAAACCAGAAGGAGCAAGCTGAGGTTTAAGATTTGCTACATTAGCCTGAGCAGTAGCAACTTCCTGCTGTTGTGCCGCGATAAGGGCATCATACTCAGTTTTTATATCCTTAATAACGTCCTTATACTCTCTACCAGCCTTAGCAGCTTCACGGATATTTCTTACAACATCCTTACCTTCATCACTTTGAATATTACCTTTAACACTTGTAGTAAAATCAGTATTAAATGACTTTGTAAGTTCTGCCGCCTTAGACTTCAAATCAGTTATTTGTCTAACAACATTCTTCAATGAAGCTTCTAAATGGTCAGCATTAATATTCTTCATGGTTTCGCCAATCTTACGAGCCTCCTCATCAAGGCGGTCCATTTGATTGCTGAAATTCTTCATCTCTTTGTTAGAGGCGAATCCCTTATTAATTTGTGCTTGAAGGGTTGTTCCTAACTCTTCAATCTTAGCAATTTCTTTATCCAAATTACCAAGCATAGGAGACTTACCAGTTTTGGCAAGTTCAGAACGCATTTGCTTTATCGCATTTAAAATTTCAGTAACATTGAACGTACCTTTAAAGTCCACTCTCTGTTCTGCCATTTAATTCACCTCTTACCGTAAAATTTCATTTAACTTTTGTATTGAAAGGGAGAAGTTAACTCCTTTAAATACTGCATCGTTCAGCATCCTTTTACCGACTTCTGCACCGACTTGTACCAGATTATCTGGGTACTTGTCATCTCCCGAAGATAAACCAGTATCTTCTATTGACTCTAATTTTCTCTCTCTAAATTGTTTATTATATGTATATGTATAGTTTTCAGTAAATCCGCTAAGTTCTTTTGCATAAGTTAATTTTCCTATTGAATTTAAGAAATCTACACTTTGATTTTTAGCACATTTTGCTATCAATTGATTTAAACAATTTAGCGCAGAGAACAAGAATACTGAAACTGGAATTAAGTAGTTCTTTCTAAAGATAAAGAACAAGTTACCATAATCAAGATTACCATTCTTAATCTGCTGTAACTGTGCGTCACTTTTAATCATCTCTTGTACTTTAGAACCAAGCAAATGGAATATAGCTTGATTTAAGAAAAATTGTATCATAAGAATAATTGTTTCATTGCTCATTGTATTAAGTGGAGCTTGTGTTGTTTTCTCCCCTTTCGTTCCTGGAACAGTTTCCAGGCCGGCACGGGATAGGAACGCACGGTTTAAGATAAAGAACTCGAATAATTGCTCCTCATATTTATCAGTAAATATCTGTCTTGCAAATGTCTCCACTTTAATATTGGCTTGAAGATGTATTGCATCGTAATCTCTTGTTGAGAAGCTGTTTTTCGCTTGTATATCATAAACTCTTCCGCTTTTTCCAACAACTTGAAGGTCAGCTTTAATCTGCTGTCCTTTTTCATTTCTTTCTTGACCAGTTACTTTTGCTATTGTTTCATTTATCTTTTTCGTATTTAATTTCTTTAAATTAAATAGATTATTTGTATTAATAGATAAAGCTATCGCTTGCTCAAGAATTAAACCATTTAATCGAGCATCTCTAACTTCAAAATCTATTAAGTTAGTATCATTACCATGTTTTAAAACCTCTTTTAATGCAGGCTTTAATTCTTTCATAAAAACTTGTCTAATAGCTTCTGATTGAACTTGACTTATTTTAACGCCCCTACCTCTTAATTTATCTATTAAAACTTCAAACATAGTTTCTGATACTTCATTAAGAGTAAAGACATTTCCTGCAATTTCTCTTTTTAAGCTATTACGCAATTTCTTTAAGTTGTCTTTATTATGTACAACTGAAGCAAATACGCCTTTATCTTTTCCCATTGTATTCAGAAATTCTTTTAATAATCTCTGTTGAACCTGAGTCAAAGTATCTGCTCCTCTATCTCTATTTCCCTTTGTTGAGAAGAGTATATCTACACCAGATAGAGCATTGAAAGTTCCATTTTGAAGTGCTTTAGTAAGAGATTTAACTGCCGCGCTGTCAAGATTTCTACCAGCTACATCATTGAAGAAATCTGTAGCAATTTTTTCAACTTCCATATTAATAGTAGTATTTGCTTTTAGTCTTTTATATACTTCCTGTTGATATTCTATAGAAACCATTATATCAGTGATTTCGCCAGTTCTATCTTTAATGTTGGCGCCGCCATTAGCATTACCCATTAAATATTTTTTCTCGAACTCTCTTGCACCTGAAAGGTCAATCAATAACCCTTCATCTTTAATGTCTACTCTATCTCTACCTAACAATCCCATATCTTCATAAAATTGATTTGTTCTATCAGTAATTGCTTTTACACTTAACATTAATTGATTTCGTACATCAACTAATTTGTCCAAAGTAAAAACTCTATTTACTTTGTGAGAGCGACCAAAGGCAATTCTGTTATCCAAGTCAGATTGAAAGTGAGATGTATGTGAATAGATATAGGTATGAGCAACTAAATTATTAAAGACCTGAGCTGAATCTGCCATTTTCTCACCTCACAAACAAAAAAGGGCAACTTGCGCCGCCCTTTAAATATAATCTCCAGTAATGTCCATATTGAGGAAAGTAATATAAGCTAAACGCTCGTCCTCCTTTACTCCAACAGGATAACCTGTAAAGAAGAAGTCACTAACCGTTGAACTATCATAATTCTTTCCAAGCAATATAGATAAACTTGAATTTATCTTAATCTTGGGCATCTCCAATATCGCAGTAGTTACACTACCAGTTTTTTCATCCTTTACACTCATTTTCCCATCGAGTTTGAGAAAACCGTTCAGAAGTCTATTTCCGACTTCTATCTCCCTAATCTTTTCATTAAAAGTAAAAGTATAATCAACATATACTTTTCTTAATCTTTTCTTAAAGTAAAGGCGATTTCGATATATCTCGAACTCCCTTACTCTCTCACCAGCCTCTAAGTCATAAACAAATATCCATTTTGTTTTAGAGGGCGGCAAGGGTTTGAGCATAAGTTCTGGTCTACGACCCATTGGAAGAGGCTCATTATTAGGATTAGGTTGCATACCAAGCTGTTCATTAGTCGCATTAGGTAAATGCTTTAAATCAGCATAACAATATTCTCCTTCTTCTATCGCATGGACTTCTTCTCCATATTGAATAGATTTCCATACTGGTTCTTTTAAAGCAGAATTACTAAGTATTGCCCAGCTTGTAGGAGATAAAACTCCATGGCTTATTGCAAACCTCATCTCTTTGTCTATTTCCCAATTGACCAATGCCCTATTATGATAACCACCCCTCGCCCATGTGTTATCCTTAACTTCGTTAATTTGAGCGATTTCAGCAGTCTTGAAACTTAATATAGTTTCATTTATATCATACTTCTTATTACCTATTTCCAAAGGAGCATTGAGACGAATGGAAACGTCACTAAGTTCTTTAATGCCTACAAAGTTTTCCATTTTCATCCCTCCATTATTCTCTTCATTAAAGTAGATTTTTATAAAAGAAGATATAAAGAAAAGAGACAACATAAGTTGTCTCTCTGTAAATCAATATATCTCGTCGTTGGCAAAACCTACAGCCTTCTTTTGTACGATATCCGTTGGTGTATATGTATAACGAGATTTCTGTGGTACGACTCTTGTTCCACCGTGGATAAAGTCTTCTTCTACTTCAAGCAGTTTCATTTCAATTTGAACATCATTTGGAGGACTTAATACTTCAATATCCATATCGAATACAGTTGGTTCTCCTTCTGCTTCAAGAGTAAGGGAAGTGTTTGAACTAACCTCTGCGCGGTTAATTGTAATTTGGTAATGTAAGTCATTACCAGTCTTTTGGTCTCTTATGTAAGTCTCTCCGACAATCTTGTAGGTATCTGGGAATGTGTCGGAATCTATAACAAAAGTTTTGCCCAAAACGCCATCATCTGTTCCTATCTTTCTCTTTACTTCCCTGCTCCATTTATAATAAACAGTACCCTGCTTTAAAGTGAACTTATCGCTATCGGTTTTTCTATCGAAGTCTCTATCAAAGATGCCGTGTGTATCCGCAGCATCCCAGCCGCTGATAAAGCCTTCTTCAGTTATGTGCAGTAAAGGGAGCATGGTTTTTGCATCATAATAAATCACATAACTTGAATCATAGTCTCCTCGATACATTCTCAATAAGTTCTTCTTTTGTTCAGCAGTACTTACTGTAAGCCCATATTTGTCTTTTACAATACATTTCTGCATTGTATCGACATATTCAGTATCTTCAATTTGTGTTTCAATCTTTCCTAACTTCTTTAACTCATTTATATAGTTAAATACCTTTGAAATAATTATCTCAGGTAAAGCAGGCTGACTTAAGAACCACTCTTCTTGATTCTCAGCTTTTGTAAAGCTTTTAACTGAATTATAATCAGCTTCACTAAATGGATGTGTAGTAGACTTTTGGTCTTGCAAGTATTCAGAAACCCATGTTCTGTGGAAATATCTCTTTCTTAACATAACACGATTTTCTTCAATGTATTCTGTATCTCCTGCGTAATTTTCTACCCAGTAGACTGTGTTGTTTGCATTTTTAGCTCCAGAAGGAACCTCAAGCTCTGTGGCGGCACGGAAAATTAATTCCCACTCGTCATCATTCAAAGCTGGTGAAGGATAAGCTTTTATAGAGTAATTAAGCATACCATATTTATTAGCGATACTTGTTTTAACAACTGCTGACGTATAATCAGTTAAAGTTGAGTTGAGCTTGCCGCCCCAAATCAAACTCATTGAAGCGGGGCTAAACAAAGCATCTTTAAGTGTTAATTTCAAATCCTTACCAAAGTTCCATGCTAAAAGCTTTTTATTACCCTTGCCGCCCTTAGCAACAACTTTATCGGCATCCTTTTCAAGAGAGCTAACTTTCAAAGTATCAAGAACAAGGACAGGTGTGTAGAACTCCTCATCTCCAATCTTATTGATACTATAAAATGTAACATTCATTACATCTCTTATACCAAACCGTCTGAATATATTCATTCACCCACCTCCTCATCCATATTTGCAATAACAACTTCAATATCTTCATCATTTAATGGTTCAGTATTGAGTGCCTCTGCATAGTTCTCTTCCACAACTTGTAGAGTATAAGTGTTGTATTTCTTTTCCGTTACGGACTTTGTAGTATCCAATACAGCCTGAATATCTTCAATTGCTATATCATGTTCTGTACTCATTTGTCTAATTTCTGTAGGGTCTGGACTTACGACTCTTAATGCAGCAAATGCTTCAGATTTAACGATTGTATCGAATGTAGAATCAGAAATAGGATATAATGGAACAACCTGCTCGCTACCACTTGGATGTCCGTCATAAGTTACACAATCCATGCGGTATCTTGTAAGTTTAACCATTACGCCATCATCACGACGTAGAACCTTAAAGTTCATGTCGAATGTTGCTGGCCCACTATCTGCAACAAGTTCAAGCGAAGTTTCAGGTGAAAGTTTAGCAAGTGGAAGCTCAATCTGGTAACAGTCATCTTTACCACCGTCGCGAGGTCTGATATGAGTTTCACCTACTATTCTGAATGTGCCTGGGAAGTGCTCTGCATCAACGATAATTCTCTGACCTAATGAAGTAAAAGGTGGTGCAATTGAGCGAGTCCATTTATAATACATTTCATTTTGCTTAATTATACGGAAGTTACCTGTAATAACATCTCCATTCTCACGAACAAAACTTCCGCTATTTGCTTCGTAAGGTTTCATTGTTTTAGGGTCTATAAAGACCGTTAGAGGACACTCGTCATAAGCATGAACATATCTATAATTGCCCATTGCTAAATTTTTGTTAGCATCTATGGCAAATGTAGCTGTTGCTTTATATTCTTTCATAACCTCTATCATGTGAACGTGCTCAATTCCGCTTTCGATGGGATGAGCGATTTCATAAGCACTAACACCATCATAGTTCCAATCAGAAACAATATAGAATGTACCAAGTGGCACTCTTATAGTACGCTCTAATGAGTTCTGGTCATTAGCGAGCGGCAAGGTCAAATGAATATTAATAAAGAACTGAACTGAAGAATCATAAGGATTTACGAAGTAACCATAACTCTGTCTTTCAGTAAACTGACGGTCAAGAGTGATGATTGAATTAATTTCTTCTTCTCCGACCTTATCCCAAGTAATTGTCTCTTGGTTATATTCTGTCTCATAGAAGCCATCTCTTGCAATTGAGATTTCCTTTTGTGTACTATTACGAGGAACTCTAAATCTTAAGTTAGCATTTTCCATATAGTACAAATCTTGGTCGCCTTCAAATGACATCATCTTCATATCCATTCTCTTCCATTCGTAACCATATGCATGAACGTCTGAACCGCATCCTACAGTATTATCACCATAAATACCGTCACAACGGTCAACAGGAGTGTAGATACAGAACTTATCCGCATCGTCACTAAGTGTTTCATCAATTGTAATTGTATCGCCATCTTTAGTACCTTTCATTACTTGCATATCAAATAATGTGAAATCAAAATCTCCATATGTTTCACAAGCAATTTCAGCTCTCTCTGGGCGGCCACGATACTTCTGTGGATTAAGGTCATAAAGTTCTTCAAGCTTTGTAGCCAATGCATTATCAGTTATGCCCCAATAGTAACTCTTAACAAGTGCAGCAGTCTCGCTTTCGCTACTCTCTCTTTCACCTGTCTCATAGCCCTTTGGACAACGATAACCAGTTGCGAACTCTTCAATATCTTCATACTTAAATTCTGCTTCAACAGGAATATAAGTAGCATATTTAATCTGTCCATCACAAGGACAAATAAAAGGTATATAATCTTTGAACTTACCCATAATTTCCTCAGAAATTATCTGTTCAAGTTCAGTAGATGGATTTTCCATTAAGAAATTTGCCTTACTGAAAACTGCAATATCGCCCTTATGTGCATTACAATAATTAACTGAACGTGTAGCAGGAAGAGCTACCTCACTTAATGTACCTGTAATAACAATATGATTTTCTGTTGCCCAGTTTGGGTTAGCAGCCGCTTTCATAACAGTTTCACAAATAGACTTATAAGCCTGAGCAGTAATATCATCAAGAATTGCAAAGATAAATGATGTATCTGAATCTGCATCAGTATAAACATATCTCTGAACGTTAGTAAGCTTAATGTTTGTTAATCTTCCTCCGTTTCCTTGAGTAGAGGCAGGAGCTACATCCTGTTCATCTACGGCGGCGAGAAGGTCATAGTTCTGGTCCTCAATTTCACCATATGCAGTAGGGTCATCATTAAATCTAATAGCACCTACATAAGTTTCTGTATCCAACTTTTCGCAAGCGATAATTGGCTCTTCGGAAACTTTTTGTCCATCGAGTAACTCATAAAATCCCGCAGGATTTTCACCGTCACTATCTACATAAGCAAGAACGTGCTTCTCAAGGTATCTTGTTCTACCATATCTATCCTTTGGATAAACTAATGGATTCCATAAACCTTGTATCTTAGGCTTCTTGATACCGAACTTTCCACCCCACATCATACTTTGGCTGGCAGGAGTGAATAAAGCATCTTGCATCTTTAAATCAATCTCCTTGCCAAAATCCCAAGTAATCAAATCAGGGTTTCCATGTCCGCCTTTCGCTGAAGACTGAGAAGCATTTTGACTTAATGTAGAGAGTTTCAATGTGTTCAAATATAATACTGGTATATAGATTTCGTTGTCGTACTTATCAAGCGCAATAGCATAAAGAGTAGCGTCAACAATTTCTTGTATACCAAATTGCTCAAATATATTAGCCACATATCTCGCCTCCTTATTACTCACTCAAAACTTCTGTTGAGCCATCTGCTTCATAATAGCAGCCATCCTCTCCTCTAACCAAACGGTTTGCAGTTTCATAAGCGGTTATTTCCATTATATCGCCGCCTTTTGGTGTGGCAACTTCCAATTGTAAATTAAATACAACAGGGTCTCCATCGGCGGTTAATTCTAAACTTTGCTCACAATTTACTTTACAAAGAGGGAACTTAATCTGTAAATGCTCATCTGATGTGCCGTCGAGCGGACGTATGTAACTTTCTCCAACAAGCATATACATTCCAGGCCACTGACCACTTTTAACAGTAATTTTATTAGCCTTAAGTCTCTTACCCTTTGATGACATTGTGAATGAAGCAATGTAGTAAGGCTCACCTTGGTGGAACCAATAATCATCCTGATAAGGACGATATGTTCTTGGGTCAACATATGCCCAAAGTTTTCCTTCCATTCTCTTACTCTCTTCACTCTGTTTATCCATAACTTGTGTAATTTGTTTATTGACAGCCCAGTCTCCGTCACCATCGCCCCAGTCTGGGTCATTTTCATTGGCGAAGATTTCAACTGGAATAATACTGCAAATATCTTCATTATATTTTGTAATCAAATAGTAAATCATAGCATTGATACTATCAAAACGTAACCACATATCAATACCTTTAAACTGGCTAACAATAATAGGAGTTTTTGGTTTATACCAAACTATTGCTCTATCATCAGAATAAGCCACATTCATATTATTTGGTTCAGCTATTTCACTATCTATTCCAATTAAGGCATAATATTCATCATTATTATCAACTATAATTGCTAAGTAATCTCCCTCGCAAGGTTCTCTCTGTTCTACTACCTTAAGGTATCCACCGAGAGTATCATTAATTATACCCTCACCTGTGCCGTCTGGCTTAACCAAACTTGTAACAGTTCTATTCTGAGCATAATCAACAATAACATTTTCTTCCTCATTAGGAGTTACTATATTCTCAGATATTGGTGGCATCTGAGTTAAGCCGCCTTCCATAGCATCATCAAAGATAATTCTTGCGCGGGGCGGCACAGGATTATTGCTATTAATCTTATAAACAACCGCATCCTTATAATTAACATAAGTAGGTAAGCTTGTAACGCTAACCTTACGGTTCTGGTCGATTGGATAGCTTCTTCCCTTTATATCAAAAAATCTATCAGGAACTACTGCGATAGATTTTACTGTAGATTCAATTGCCATACGCCAACCGTATGAATGTCCCATAACAGTACCGTGTCCTTGAATGAGTGTTCCATCAACAACTGAAGAGCGCTCTAAAATTCGTAAACCGTCATCTATTGGGTCTGAAGACATCTTAGGCAACATAGAAGAAATTGTCTCAGTATGTCTATTAGCATGAGGATAGATGTTTTTCTCGAACCTTGTAAGTCTCTTTACGGGATTATTACAGTGACATACATCAGCATTGTATGAAATCTGCCCGTCCTTCCAATCAGCGCTTAGAACACCGCCCCAGCATAAACCAAGTGATGCAGGGGTACATAAAGCATCTTCCAAATTTACGTTAATACGTCGTGAATGGTCCCACTTAATAAAGCGGTCATTTCCTTTACCGCCTTCGGCCCAAGCGCCGTCGGCAGTCAAATCTGAAGTTGAAACTTTTAATGTATCAAAATGAAGCGCAGGCACGTAGTAGACTTCTCCACTACCATCCTTTTTCTTATGGATACTATACAATGTTACGTCTGCAACATCTCTAATACCATATTGTTCGAATATATTCACACATACTCACCTCGCTTTCATAAACCTAAAAAGAATTGGCTATTGAACTATTTAATTCAATAGCCAATCTCTCAGCTTACTAATATTTTATTAATACTCGTCAGCACCGATGAAAGCTTCATCAAGGTTACCTACGTTCTTAACCTTGAAGAGCTCAGCGTCTTCAACAAGGTCAAGGTTCTCAGTACCCTTAACCATCTTAGAGCCATCGCCCTGCTCAGTATTCTCGATTACCTCGTACTGAACGAACTTAAGCATCTTACCATCTGCTGGACGGAGAAGGTCAAGGTTCATATCGAATACTGCTGGGTCACCATCAGCCTCAAGTGAGATTGACTGGTTAGCAGAAATCTTAGCCTTTGGAGCAATGAACATAAGCTTTTTATCAGGTGTACCGTCTTCAGGTCTCATGTATGTATCACCAGTTACACGGTATGTTCCTGGGAATGTATCAGCTGAAACCTCAATTGTATTACCAAGGCTTGCACCCTCGTAAGCAATTGAACGAGTCCACTTAAGGATTATTTCATCCTCAGCGATTGGAGTACCATCTGCGTATGGCTCCATTGTTGCTGGGTCAAGATATACAGTAGTAGCAACGAACTCAGCCTCAGTAGGAATACCTCTTGAGTTACCAGCAGGAACGATAAAGTTCTTACCAGCAGGGAACTTCTGAGTTGTGTCTATCTTAGTTGTCTTCTTAACTCCCTTACGGAAATCATTTCCTTCATAGCTACCGAAAAGAAGTGCGATTGAAGCAGGACTAATTAAAGCATCCTGAAGTGTAAGTGTGATTTCCTTATTGAAGTCCCAAGCCATAAGACGTGCATTACCCTGACCACCCTGAGCGTAGCTTACATCAGCTGTCTGCTCGATTGTAGAAACCTTAAGTGTATCAAGATAAAGAACTGGAATATAACGGTCAACAGTCTTAAGAGTCTTGTGTGTAGCAAGTCCACCAACTGTGCAAGTAGCTTCGAATGTCTCATCGTTTACTGTGATGTCTGTTGTGTGGATAAGACCAGCGCTAACAAGTCTTCTTGCGTTGTTATCTGTTACATAGCCACCCTCGTTAATCATCCAAGCTGTACGAACTGCATTAGTAACGCCAACTCTGTCAGCAACGAAGATATATCCGTTTGTACCAACAATTACAAGTGCAAGCCACTCAACGCCCTTGAAAATCTTGTCCTGGTAGTAAAGTGTGTTGCCCTTCTTGTCGTTGAACTTGAAGATACCATCAGCATCAAGAGCAATCTTAGCTGCGTTCTTGTTGTGAAGTAAGTAAATGTATGAACCCTGTGCGATATCCATGTTTCCACCGATACCAACATAGATAGCTCTATTTGACTCGTCATTTGCTGGATAATTAACTTCAACTGCACCAGATGTTGTAGCATTGATTGCTGTAAGTGCATCAAGAACCTTTTCTAATGTGTAGTTGCTCTTAACAGCTTCACCATCAATCTCGATGTCTACGCCGCTCTGCTCATACTCATAAAGTGCTGCAGCTGTATCAACGTCCTCTGCACCAGGTGCTGGAAGCTTACCAGACTGAACCTTATAACCACCAGTTACGCCTGTAATACCAGTTGATGTTGTTGTAGCAGTTGAGTCAAGAACAAGCTTCTGCTGACGAAGAGCCTCTATAGCATCGTTAATGCTGTAGTGAACACCGTCGCCCCACATTACTGCGTTCTTAAGAGCTGAGTCAAAGTTAGGATAAAGGTCTGCATACTTGTGTGTTGTGCCATTGAAGAATGTGATTGAGCCAACGCCCTGAGTTCTTACATATCCATCACCTAAGAAAGCAGGATTGAAATAACCCATTTCATCTTCAACTACGAGTTCAGCATAATCAACGTAAGTTACATCATAAGCCTTAGCCTGATATGAACCTGCGAGATTACTGATTTCCTCTCTTATTTCAGCAAGGTCATATGTATTTTCATCGAACTTACCTGCAAGACCAACAACTACAACCTTATCAGTTGAGCGAGGACCTGAAGCAAAAGCATCGTTGAAATCGAAATCGCCAAACATTGTATCAGCGTTCTCAAATACATATCTTGTACCAGTCTTTGTAATCAAGTTCTGAGCCTTAGCAAACTTCATAGCAACCTGCTCTGCATATGTATACTCGTGAGAAACTGCTGGGTTAGCACAATCATATGTTGCGCCTTCGTGTATATCAGCATCTGCAAATACATAAGCCTTAAAGCCGTCCTCATCACCAACGCCGCCAGTCATAGGATAAACAGTGCGGAGTTCAAGAGCACCCTTTAAAACAGAACCTGTTGAAATAGTTCTCTGAGACTCGAATGTCTCTTCTTTCTTTTCGATACGTGAGAAAGTTACGTCCATAACTTCCTTAATACCGTATTTATCGAAAATGTTCTGATTAGCCATTCTTTAACCTCCTTAATCATCGGGACTTTCGCCCCAGTATTTTGTTTTTAGCTTTTGACCATCTGCGCCGGCACATAGCATTTCCAAATCGTTATCCCATTTTTCACGCATTTGATGACGACGAAGAAGCTTACGAAAAGCATAAAGAGATTTTTCTGTATCAATTCCAAAAGTGCCTGCTATTTCTAACAATTCTGAGAATGTTTGCCCTTCACCATTCTTTTGAGATTGTTTCTTTTTAACAGCAGCTACTTGTTCATGAAGTAGGCGCATTTTGCGCTGCGTAGGTGTTTCATTTTCAGGCGGCGGCTCAGCAACATCAAGACAATTCTGTATTCTCAGTATGTTCTGAAAATCTTGGAAATTATCCTCAGTTATAAGACGACGCTCGGCCATTGCGGCCTTACCACCTATTAAAACCGAATTGATTTTTGGAAGTAATAATACTTCTTCCTTTGTAAAAGTAGAAAAGGCGTTCATAAGTTCTAAAAAAACCATATCGTTTATGGTAGCACTTTGTAATAGATATTCCAATGGATGAATACTATCTATACTAACATCCTTTCCCGTATTCTTTTTTATATCTTTAACAATAGTCGCCTCGGTAGACAAAAGCATATCAAGGCGACTATAGTAAACGTTAGTTCCCATTTCGACCATGTCTTCAACTTTCCAAGGATAAACTTTACAGATATTACGATAATTATGCGGTTTACAGCAATAAGCTTGTTGTTTTATAATTTCCATTTCATTAGCTGAAAGCATTAATTGCAAACCTCATACTATAGCATCCCATTTCTTCAGTCAAACCTGACATATCAAATCCGAGATACTTTAATTCGCCTAAACCGTTTATCTTTCTATCCTGTAAAGATTTTCTTACTTCTGACATAATCGCAAATGGTCTTAAATTATCACCAGTAATTGTCCATTCAACATACGGGCAATACACATTTATAAGTAAAGACAAATTCTCATTGTCTGAATTTAAACCATTAATGGTGCCGCCGTCTACATACAAAACAAGCTTAGAAGATGTATCTTGACTATCTGCTTTGAGGAGCGGCACAAAAAGGATATTTTTATTCATTAATTTATAACCATTAATAGTTTCTGGATGTTTAGTCTTATTAAGTGGGTCTAAGTCTGTATTTACAAGCAACATTAAAAGTTCCTGATTTTCCAAAAGTCTTTTACCGATTTTAATAAGATTCTTTCCTGTCTCTTGTCCATATTTAACCATAGAGTCCATTATATCACACTCCGTTTAAGAAGAAGTTTTCATCGTCTCCCACAAGAATATCTTCTGAAGATAAAGGCTCTTCTTCACGTACTAATCTCTCAGAAATGTATAGGTAAGCAACGTTAGGAATACTAATATTATCCTTACCAACAATCTCCCATCCTCGGTCTTTGAAGTTGAAGTAACTTCCTTTCTTTAAGTCCTCGTCATCTTGGGTGATTATAATTCGTGTTGTAAATGGTTCTCTATAGCCAAGTTCGTGAGCATTTCTTATTATTGTATCCTGCATAAAGGATTGAGAAGCATTGATATATTTACAAGGTTTAGAGCAAATTGAGTTACCATATTCATCAATTACATTCAAATCCTCATCTAAACAAATCAATTTGAATAATTGATAGCCTTTTGTTAAATTCTCTTCAACAAAAATAACAATCCAAAGCTTATCTAATACCTTATCTTTAATCTGTTGCTTTATATTTAAAAGGTCGCCCGTTTTGAATGGAGCAACACTTGTAGATATTAAAAGATTTCCAATCAGATTGCTCTCATTCCATTTATTTGGCTGTAAAGAACCTCTGATTGAAACCTCCTCTCCATTTATCCTATAAAGATTAACTAAATATTCGGTATCTCTTAAGAACAGTCTATCGAACTCCTTCTCTTTACGAGATTTAATTCTATCCTGTCTATTAGTACCGTCTTTATTTAATCTTTTGAAATATACTTCATCCATGTAACTCATTCCACATCAATCCTGTCGAACAAATTCATACATTCAAACAATGTTTTTCTATAATACTGAAATGACAAATATCTGCAAGCAGATAATTTAGCATATAAAGTATAATAGTCAATTGTCTTGTTTTCTTCCCTATAACCAGATAGTTCAATTAAGATACTATCTAAAAACTTTTCCCATTCACCATTTTTCTCTCTTTCGCGAAGAAGCCCATAGAGCTTTTTCTTCATCTTCTCTCTATAGGCTTCCTGCACTTCATTTACAGCCATTAACGGCCTCTTCTTCTTCTTGTTTTACCGCCCGCCAAATTTTGATAATTAAACGGACGGTGATTTGGAGAGCGATAATAAATCGCTTCCAGTTTTTCTGCTTCCTCAGCAGTTTGTGCTTTCAGTTTTATAAACTGATTTAATAAATGGGCTTGGGAAAAGTCCTTTTCATCATATTGGGTCTTTATATTCTCCCAGGTGTCTATTGTGCGCTTAACCCATTGCTGTTTCATATAGGTTGTGAGAATTGCAACTTCTGCATCTCCCATACGCTCGTCTGTAAAGACACCGAGGTAATCGTCAATTAGGAGGCTACATTTTGGAAATTTAAAGTATGGTATAGCCTGCTGTAAAAGGGCGCGCCAATCTTTGACCATCCATTCCAAGTCCTCTTCTGTAACTCCAGTATCTGACCAGTCGTCATCGGTTACTTTTGCTAAGAAAGCATCGTAAACCTGTTGTAAAGTTACCATTTACATCACCCTTTTGTTATATTCTTCTTCCCTCGGACATTCTCTTTTCTTTTTCACGTTTTTCTTCAGCTTCAATATCAGCTTTTCTCTGAATAGCTGCCATAATATCTCTTCCTGTTACTTCCTTAAGAACTGCACATTTATTATAATCAATAATATTCTTCTCGATTGCATAATCAATCAAATTATCAATCTGTGCATCAGGAAGTGTGCTAAGTTTCTTCTTGAAAACATCAATAGGAAGTGTCTTGAGCATTTCTTCTATCTGCTGTTCATTAAGTGCGATTAAAAGTTCTGGCTCTGTAGCATCTGCTGATTCGAGTCCAAGGTCTTTCTTATCCTGCATTGAGTCGATATAAAGCATACCATTTGTAAACATAAGTTTTACGCCTTCATTCCAAAGAAGCTGCTGAAGAGCTTCAAAAGGCATTGGAACTACCTGTCCTCTCTTTAACCAACGATATTTTACCATACCAAAAGGTATACTAAGCTGTGACTCAATCATGTTTTTAACCATTACCATTCTTTCCATTATAAATCCTCCTTTTAACTCAAAAACGGCGAGTGAGTCGAACTCACTCACCGTTCTCATGGTTTTCCTTGCTTTTTAAGCTATTAATTATGCGTTTGGTGTAAGTCCTGTTGTATCAAGAACATACTTTGTAGGATATGTTACAGGATTTGCGAGTGTTGTGTTAACATATACACACCAATCGTAGTTTGTAAGAATTGCAACACCGACTCTCTGGTAAACTTCGATTTCGAAGCTACGGTCTCTGTGCTGCCAATCATCAAGCTGTGTATTTCCTTCGAATACAACCTTAACAGGCTTTGTATCTCCAACAGGGAAGATGTAAGCTGTTGATGGGTTGAAGATTGTTGTCTCGTTTGTCTCGTCTGTATATGACTGAGGAATCTCAACGATAGGTGTTCCACGGAATGTCTTAATTCTACCATACTGAGCAATCTCAGCAATGTTTGTAGGATTGTAAATAGGTGTAGCATATCCGCCGTAACCAGTGCCAACGCTCTGATTTGGATTACCAAATACAGGCATACCAATCTGGTCAGGACCCATAGCAGCTACGAACTCAGGAGTTGCATAAATAACTGCTGAACCGCTTGTGCTGTATGTTGAAGCAACTGCGATAAGTGAAGCCATAGCGTCACCATCGAAACCAGCTGTGATGTACTTGTTCTTAGCAGGTCTGTTGTCAGCCTTTACTGCTGCAAGAAGAGCCTTCTGGATTTCACCATAAACAGCTTCTGTAAGACCTTCAAGAAGAATGTTTGTTGACTCAGCGATGTCCTCGTCGCCGCAAAGATAACGCTCGAAGTCAATGTAAGCAGCACCACCGATTGCACGTCCGCCAAGCTCGAATGTGTTCTTATCAAGTCTGAAGCTCTCATAAACACCGCTAAGAGCAACAGCTGTAATGAACTGCTTAGCACGTCTACGGCCTGTATTAACTACGAATACTGCCTTCTGATTGAGTGGAACAGTCTTAACATCTGCGAATGTGCCGATGAACTGCTCAACCTGCTTAGGAAGAATTTCTGTGTAAGCTTCTTCCATAATTGTGAAGAGGTCATACTTATTACGTCTGTAAAGGTCGTATGTACCTGCAAGCTCGTGAATCTTTTCACTAAGTGTTGATTTAACATCCTTAGCTGCGAACTCTGTTGGGTCTGGTGATGTACCATAGAAAGAGTGAACAACTAATTCCTTCATACCTTTAATATCAGTCATTTTATCCCCTCCTTCCATTATGACAATGTTGGCTTATTTACAAACTTAAGCTTGAAGCTAAGTGTTGTATCAGCGTTTGTGTATGCTTCTGTAACAACTGCGTAAACTCCGCAGATAGCCTTGTCAACAAGTGCCTTTCTATCAGTAATAACAAGCTTACCCTTGTTAACTGCACCTGTCTCACTTGTGTAATCAGCATCATCAAGAAGAACTGCATAAATAACCTTTGTGTATGTAGCAGGAGATGCATTGTATCCAGCAAGTGAAGTCTTGATAGCATTATATAAATACTTTGAATCAACTTTATCATCTGCTGTAGCACCAACTGGAACGAAGCTTGAAGCATTGTCAATTACAACGCCATTTATACAAATTCTCTCACCTGGCTCAGGGAAGCCTATTCTTGGGAGATACTCGCCAGCAACCATGCAGAAGTTTCTGCGGCCTGGAGTAAACTGATTATAAATCTTTTCTGTTGAGTAATTAATACCTGCAACCCAACCTGCATCTGAAAGAGCCTTTGTAGGAAGTGTAGCAATCTTCTTAGTCTTATCACATACTAAGAAAGCTCCATTCTCTGCAACAATCTTGCCAGCTCCAGCTTCAGCAGGGGTAATTGGGAAACTTGAAGCAAACTTAGCTGGGTCAAGTTCGCACTGAGCTTCTACTCTACCGTCGCGGTTCCAAGAAACCTGTGATGGCTCAATCTGGCCGAAGCCCTTACAATCAAATTCATGAAGTGCCATTATTTATTACCTCCATTCTTAGAATTTCTTAATAATGCGAGAGCACCGCTCATAGCTACTGTGCCCTTACCACCGTCTGGCTTTTCTCCCTTATAGAAAGCATCTGGCTCTTGTTTTCTACTTGCGAAGATTGAAGGGTCATTCTCAACAGCAGCTGTGCAAACATTCTTCTTAAACTCATCTACTGAAGTATCTTCAATAGCAGCGTTAAATGAAGCGATTGCATCGTCTGTCAAGTACTCTTCGTACTTAGTAAGGATAGCTTTCTTCTGGTCCATTTCGACGTTCTTCTTGAACTCTAAAAGACCTGTGTTCTCATTTTTAATGTCGTTAATTGTGTTATTTAATTCAACTTTTTCAGACTCGAGAGTCTCAACCTTTGCGTTGAAATCTGCAATAGCAGTATCCTTCTCAGCGATTGAAGTTTCAAGAGCTGTCTTAGTTGCCTCAAACTCTGTTGCAGCTGTCTCAAGTGCTGTAATCTTTTCATTAAGTGAAGCCTTTTCTGCTTCGAACTCAGTTGCAGCAGTCTCAAGAGTTGTAACCTTCTCTGTAGCTTCTGTATAAGCTGTCTGAGCAGCCTCAAATGAACCATTACCTACAGCCTTCATAGCTTCAAGAGCTGTGAACTCAGCTTCAGTAACATCAGTAATCTTAACAGAAACTATATCACCAAGAGTTACATTGTCGCCGTCCTTTGTGTAATATGCTCTTGAGAAACCGTTTGCGCCGCGGCAAAGAGCATAGTCATCATAAACATCAACGATAAGAGCATCTATTTTCCAGCCGCCCTCTTCATTGAAGTTAGGATTTACAAGGTCAAACAATACGTCTGCCTTTTCATTATCAGATAATCTGAAAAGTGACTTATCCATTTCCATTTTCTTATCCTCCTTCTTCTTACTAAAGTTTCTGACATAAGCAGCCATCATCTTTACTAATTCATCTTCACTCATTTTTGAGTAAAATGCTGCGCCTTCAAAACAAGGTTCAACATCGTCGCCTAAAGTCTGTAAACCAACAAGGCGACCAGAAATAAAGTAATAGAAAGGCTTATTGTCTTCTTCACTTAGTCTCCATTCTCCCTTCAATGTCTTACGGAAAATCTCCATTGACTGAGGTTTTTCAGGAATTAAGTGAGCTTCAGGATAAAGACCAGTGAAAAGAAGTACATCACATGAAGCATAAGTTCTTGTAACTCCATCATCATCAGTATGGTCTTCCCACGCAAAATTGGTACTTTCTGGCACAATACCATAAATGCGTCCATCAGTATTGTTCTCTCCGTGGTCCTCGAAGTCAAGGGAGTCTTTATCAAAGATTCCCTTAACTGGAGTATATGGTAAAGAAGCAATAAGCTGATTAGCAAAATCCTCTGATATAAAAGTACGGTTTCTATTCATACCTTTATAGAAAATTCGGCATCTACACTTAGATATTGTATCATTAACCTGCTCAATGTTTCCGTAAAGTGTTACATCCAATTGAGATGGTGCGTCCGAGAAGTCGAAATTAGTCAATGCTTTGCTCATTTACTATCGCCCTCCTCTTTTTTATTATCACTCTCTTTCTTTGCAGGCTCGCTCTTAGTAGGTGTTGACGCCGCGGGCTTAGAAGCTGGCTCTTTTCCATCGCTAACGGGTTGTCCTTGTGCCTTACCAGATTGAGTATATGCAGATTGAAGAGGTTTAAGAACTTCATCAAGGTCAAGTAAGTCATTCTCCAATGATTTAAGAGCAACCAGGTCTGTTTGGTCAATACCAGTTGCCAAAATAGGAGGAATAAATGCATAACCAAATGCGGCGAGTTCCTTACCCATTGATAAATAATCATCAGCATTGTAATAGCTTAATGGGAGAATTATTAACTTAAACTTAACTTTCTTATTTTCATATTTATAATTAAGAAGTGCAGAGAAGAAATGTCCAAATCTTTGACCAAGTATCATAACCATTGCTAAGTCATTATTAATTGAATATTTCAAACCTGCTTCTGTTGTAGCAAAGAATAATTCTTTTGATAGGCCGGCAGATGAATAAATCAAATCTTGAACATCAGAAATTTCTGTCTTTTCGTCATCTGTAGACCCCATGTCTAACAAGTCAACATCAGCATAAGTTGTAAGAACGTCAGTATCTTCATTGTAACCCAACATATTAACTGAACCCTCATGCATTGCTTCAGCTTCATCAGGTTCAAATACCAGTCTTGAGCCATCAATCGGTATTTGTTGTACAAGAATATGCTTTAAAGCCTGCATTGCTCTTTCCTTGTCTAATTCTTTATAATCATCAAAATCATCAAGTAAAGGAATTAAATCTAAGAAGAACGGACGCTCTTCAAAGAAGCAGAAATAAATGCCCTGCTCAGCAGGAATAAATACCCACTTTTCTCCATTATTTGACTTATAAGATTTATATGCCTTTCTGATAAAACGAGGATATGTATTAAGGATTTCTTCTCTTAATCTATCATCTCTAATCTTATCAAAGAACTCCATATTAAACTCAACTATGTCAACATCCTGAGCGTTCTTAAAACGACTACGGCAGAAGTCAAAAGGTAAATCCTGTATTACTACATCTGTACCATTATCAATAATCAAGCCATAATATCCTCCCTTTACGAAAATGTCCTTTGCAAATAAAGTACACTTACGGCTGATTTGGAAGTTAGTACAGAAGTCAGCAGCGTCATAATATGTCGCTGCGACTTTCTTATCTTTAATCTCATTCTGCTTTCTCTTATCCTTTATATATGGAACTAAAATCCATGCATAAGCTAAGAATGACGCATAGTGGATAATAATACGTTTATATAAACCATTAGTAGCAAAGAAATATTCTGATAGGGCGGCACGTTCTATTGGATTACCTTGTTCAACAATTCGCTTTATCTCTTCTTTCGTAAAAATTCTTTCACGCTTATTACTATACTTACCACTAATTCTTTCATAAGCCGCGTCAGAAGCTGCAATCATATCTTTGAAACCTCTTTTGAAGGTATCAATTCTTTCTTGCTTTATTTTACGATAAGCATCGAGTTGTTCTTGAGTAAAGTCATCCAAAGTCATTTTCTTCCACCTCCAACTTTAAAGAACGAAAGCTTTCTTGGTCCAAGACCTCTATTACGTCTATGCGCCAACTCATCGTTCTCTATTTCAACCATACGGGCAATTCCCATTTCAAGTGCTGAGAACTTATCCTTTGTCATACGCTGATTAATAAGTTCAACTTTAATTTGGTTATTTACACCAGTTGGTTTAGTTCTTAAATTAATCATCTCATTTATAAGTTGAGATGTCATTTCATGTGGCATTAAACGAGCAATTTTTTGTTCTGGAGTCATTTTCTTACCAACTTTTGTACCATTAAGCTTATCTCTCGCTTTCTTTTCAGAAATTAAGAAATTAACACAACCTGAGTAAACCTTTGAGAATACTGCGTTATGCATATAACTGTTATACTCACCTTGCGCCTTAACACCACAAAGTATCTTTACACAATTACGTGGCTGAGTATCTATATATCCATAATCATGGTCTTGAATAAAACCATAAGCAGGAAGAATCTCGCCTGTAATTGGGTCAAGAGTTTCTCTAATCATAAAGTCAGCAAAACCAACACCAAGACCGTTAATATCTATTACAACCTCACGAGGATTGAAACGTTTTATCAAACGTTTCAACTCGATAACCTGTTTATCGAATACTTTCTCATCAACAGTTTTACCGAGGACGTAAACATTAACAACATTGCACTTATACTGTTCGCCGCCAGGGAATACTTTTAAAACTGTACAAGCAGTTTGACATCCTTGACGCGCTACATCCACTGATAATATGTAGAAACTTTCAATGCCTTGTCTAATGATTTCATGTGTTTCTGGATTTACGATACGTCTATGAGCGAGCAATTTCTCGTAATCGAACCAAGCATCTTCAGAACTACCAACGAATCGGCTCATATACTCCTTCGCAAAACCTGCCTCAGTAAAGGTACTTGACATCTTCATTTCAGTCAAGAAGTCCTGAGACAATAGTCCCGTATAAACAGGAACTCTATAATCAAATCCCCAACAGAATACGTGGTCAGGATTAATAATTGCAGACTCTAATAACTCAATCGTCTTGTCGTAGCAGAACGTATTCTTATCAGAAGCAGATGTAATCCATAGCTGAACCTGTTGTGGTTCATATGGATTTTTATCTTGGTTAGCCATTGGACGGTCAATATTCAAAAGCGGCAAGATAATTTCGTTAATATCATTCGCATCATGGTCCCTTGATACCCTCGGTTTCCCGATATTTATTAGGGGAGTAGACTATACAATCAAAGTGGGATTATAGTCGTTGAGCGTTCTCCATCAGCATTACCCGTTAAGGAGATTTCGTTGCGTCTGAGGGGCTTGCACCCTCGGTTCTCCAATCCAACACATTTTTATGGTCTTACTTTTACATTAGCCGCATTCGCGCTCATCGTTTCCGGTCACGCTGTAGCTGTGTTGGCTCTCAGGAAAGTTCCCGCAGTTTAACCCATTTTAGTTCCGCCATTTACCATTATATGCAAATGATATTTTTATTGAAGAATAATCTTGTATATTCCATTCTTCAAATTTTATCTTACCAATCTTTTCTACCTCTTCTTGAGACAATAATCTAAATCTTTGTAATGCTATATAGGCTTTTCCTTTAGTTTTACCTTTTATTCCATTCGACAAAAATGATTTATGTTTGTCGAAATATTTTCCAAGCGCTGCTTCAACACCACGACCATGAGTTGCAACAATACATAGACAATAAAAATAATCATCTTCTGTTAAATGAGTTGGAACTCTATTATCGTCTGGAATTTTATCATTAGGAATACCAAGTTTTTCTTTAAACAATCGTTTATAATATTCTTTGTTTTCCAATGATAAATTATCAGCATTCGCTTTATATGGAAGGTATGCTTTTTCTCTCAATATGGACGATACAGTTGATGAATCTATTCCAAAAACTTTTCCTATCTTTTCTGTTAGTCCTTTCCATTGGCAGCCTAAATAAATAATACAATAATTCTCAAAGGAAAGAGTTCCTCTTGTATTACCACCATCTCCGCCAGCAGTTAAATTATAACCATTAGTATAGGAATCATATTCTCGAATAGTATTAATTTCCAAATCACTTAATTCATCTTCATTTTCAATGTCATATTTTTGATAAGTAAAACTAAAAGCGTCTTCACCATATATATTCCAAGCATTTTGTAATTTTTTATTAATATGTTTATTTTGTTTTAAACTTTCAAAATGTTCTCTCTTTCTTCTTTGAACATCTACCGTTTTACCGATATACCTTTGTTGGTTTTCATTATTAATGATTTGATATATATATCCAATCATTATATCACCCCGCTTATCTTTCTAATAATAAGTGAGTTTTTTTAATAAAAAATTCAACTTTTTCAGATATTCTCGACATATTTTGACGGAACTCATCGAGAATACCAACAGTAGCACGGTTACCACGAGTAGAGTTCAAAGGTGACATGATGTCCAATGCAGAACCATTTCTAAAAGTAAGCTTTACATAGTCATTACCAAAGTTACCGTCACCAACAATCTCTTCTTTCAAAAGCGGCATTAAATCCCATAACTGTCTAATCTTCTGACTTGCAATCTTAGCACCCTGTGCTTTACCAGGAGCACACTGGAATACGTGTGAACCAGGTCTAAATATACAAATCAAATAAAGCGCCAAGATACAAATAAATGATTTACCGGCGGCACGGGGAGCTATGGTCAATACACGGCCATATCTCAAACATGCACGGATAAATATAACCTGAAAGAACTTGAGGCGGAATTTAGAAGATAATGGGGTAATAAGCCTCAAGAAAAGGTCGGGATAAACCATCCAGAGACTTGCATAATTTTTATAGAGGTCTAAATGTGCATCTATACGTCTTTCAGTAATAACTGCACCTTTATCGAGCGGTATGCCATCTCTTACATATTGTGTAGCAACTTTTCCACAAACATAGTGAATAGTATTAACCATCGCTGACGGCATAGGAAGATTTAAAACATTTGATTCTTCATTAACTTCACGAACTTTAACATTTTCATCAATCATTCAAATCACCCCAGCTCAGGCTCAAACTCATCATCGTCAATCTTCG